CGGGCTTATTCATTTAAATGATGGTGAGTATCTTCTATCAGGGGGCTTAGTACCCGCCTATAGGGATAAAGGCTTGGGTACCCCGCTATTTAAATTTTTAGTTGATAATTGTAATAAACAAATACCTGTGCGGTTAGAAGTTCTTAAAGAAAACGTCAGAGCATTAAGGATATATGAAAAGTTAAATTTTATAACCATAGGTGAGAACGAAAAAGTTTATTTTATGGAATATAGGTATGACTCAGTTATCTAACTTAACCTCCTATCTTCGCAAAGCAAAAGCAAACGGATTAGAAATAAAAACCGTTTATGATGTAGGAGCATGTATAGGTAGATGGACCCATGCTATGAAACAAGGTGTTCTTTTTGATGCAGATTTTTATATATTTGAGGGAAACCCGGCATATAAAGATATATTAAGTCAGCAAAACACATTTGTTCATATTGGTATTTTAAGTAACCCTGGCAGAGACAGTGTTCAATTTTATAACGGTACAGATACCGGCGACTCTTATTATAAAGAAACAACCGATCACTACGATAATAGAACACCAATTACGCTACCCTGTAGAACGTTAGACACAGTTATTGAAGAACATAATCTTCCCCTACCACAATTTCTCAAAATCGATACTCAAGGATCAGAATTAGATATTATGGCTGGCGCTAAAAAGGTAATGAGTCATGCAGATTTAATTTACCTAGAATGTCCAATTATAGAGTTTAATAGTAGAGCTCCTAATATTTTTGAATACCTTATGTTTATGTCATCTCATGGGTTTGTTCCAACAGACGTACTAGAGATTCACCGGGCAGAGGAAATATTATTACAAATCGATATAATGTTTATACGAGCAGAAACTAAAGATAAATTATTTGGACAAAATGTACATATTAGACCGTTTGGAAGTAAAAGATGATTCCATTGTTTAAAGTTGGAATGTCTGGTGAAGCGCAAGTAAGAGTAGGAAATGTTCTTGCATCTGGTTTTATCGGTCAGGGCCCTGTAGTAGAAGAGTTTGAAGATAAATTATGGAAAGAGCTTAAAACCAAAACTAGACCGGTAACAGTTAACTCTTGTACTTCTGCTATTGATTTAGCTTTAGAACTTTGCGGGGTAGGACCTGGGGACGAAGTTATAGCAACACCTCAGACCTGCTTTGCATCCAACATTCATATCATTCACCGTAAAGCAAGAATAAGATGGGCTGATATAGATCCCATCACGGGGTTAATCGATCCTAATTCGGTTAAAAAACTTATTGCCGGTAAAACAAAAGCTATTGTAGCGGTTAACTGGGCTGGTAAATTTGTTGACTACGGCACGCTTAAGACATTTGGTGTTCCGGTTATTGAAGACGCAGCTCACACCTGGGATACATTTTTAACTGAAGATGTTGTTAGAGGTGATTACATCTGTTATAGTTTTCAGGCCATTAAATTTTTAACCACCGCTGACGGCGGTATTGTAATATGCCCACCTGATAAGGAGGCAGATGCTAGAATTCTTCGTTGGTATGGTTTAGATAGAACTAAGAATGAGTCCTTTCGCTGTACACAGAATATTACCCAGGTCGGGTTTAAGTACCATATGAATGATGTAAATGCATCAATCGGTCTTGCAAATTTACCTGTTGCACATCAATCAGTACAACAAAGCAGACTTAACAGCAAGTATCTGATTAATAAAGTTAACAACCCGTTTCTAACTTTACCTGAGTGGGATAATACTTGTTCATATTGGTTGTTCAGTATGCATGTAAGACCAGGGTTAAAAGATCATTTTACAAAGTATCTAGCCGATAATGGTATTGCTTCATCTCCCGTTCATTTTAGAAATGATCGTTATGATACAACAATTAAGTTTGCTGAAAGTACTCTACCGGGTGTAAATTTGTTTACTGAAACCCAGCTGTGTATACCTAACGGATTCTGGTTAACACAAGAGGACCTCGACCGTATTGTAAAAGTACTAAATGAATACAAAGGTTAATTACATTGTTGCAAATTATATAGGCCCGCTCAGGACCTATGCTCATTATCAGGATCTTTTTAATAAAGATCCTTTGTGTTTTTTTAGAAAGCATTTAGACTTTCTTCAAACAGTTCATGACCCTGATCAAGTATTTACAACGTTTGTGTTTAATGACGACATAGATCCTAAAATTAGACGAGCGTTAGATGATTATTACCTGCACAACTTTGAAATACTTTATAGAAAGAACTCCGGTTTTAGCTACGGTATATGGAATGACACTATAATAAAAAATTTAAATGATTATGATTATTTCTTCCTTATTGAAGATGATTACATACCAACCCGGGGTGATTTTATTTTACCATTCAAACAGAGATGTATAGGTAGAAATATTTTTGTATGTGGTCTTGTAGAGGAGGCCACACCCCAACGTTTCCCCGAACATATACCACCCAATGAAGACCCGTTTCCGTTTCCTTCTATCTCAAACGGTTTACTGGCCGCGAGCGCGTGCCGAGCCGCTTACAAAAAATATGGTTCTGTGTTTAAAATAAGTTACAATACCGATTACTGGTCAGCTTATTCCAATCAAATTTACTTTTGTAAATATTTTACCGATATGGGTTATAATATAGTAGATACTTTAGATGAATTTGAATCCCCTTACAACAACGCCAATGCAAGAGATTTAGTAATATATGGTAAGGGTAAGTACCCCGCTCTTTTAACACCAATAGAGGTACCACGTGCCTGAATTTTCAATTATTGCCCCAGTTTATAAAATGAAAAATAACTACGGGGAAAGATTTCTTGTAGAGTATCTTTCACACCTATCTTATCAGGTATTTAAAGATTATGAAGTTATTGTTCCAGATCAAAGCGAAGATAATAACTTAAAAAATATTTGTGATACGTTTTTATATATTATGAACATTAAGCATGTAAGAAATTCTGGTGAATTAAAAACTGCTGCTGCTAATGTTAATTTTGGTATTAGACATTCCTCCGGTAAATTAGTTAAGTTACTCTATGTTGATGATTTCTTCACAGATCCAGCTGCATTACTTAAAATAAAAGAAGCATTTGATACCAATCCTAATGGTAAGTGGTTAATATCTGGATTTGTATGCTGTAATGAAGATAGGACAAAGTTTTATAACGAGCGTCAACCCTGGTACGGTAACAAATACGTTAATGGGGATAATGTAACAGGTAACCCATCTAATTACACTGTGCGAAGAGAATGTGCATTGGAAATGGATGAAAACTTACTTTGGATAGTTGATGGTGAATACTTTTACCGGTCGTATTATCACTATGGTGATCCCATTTTAGTAAATGATATTTTAGTGTGCTTTAGAGATCATGAAGACTCTGCATTTAAGAGACCAGACCTAAGAGAGCTCGACGCTAAAGAAAGACAATATTGCGTGGACAAATTTAATAGACAAGTTGAGCAAAAGCTTATATAATAGTACAATAACTTTGAGAGGTATATTATGAAATTTAGCGGTGAGACTCTTTCTCTTCTTAAAAACTTTGCTTCGATTAATACGAACATTGTTTTTAAGCAAGGTGATAATATTGCAACGATTTCTAATGCAAAGAACATCTTTGCTAAAGCGACTATTAAAGAATCCATTCCTAATGAGTTTGCTATTTACGATCTAAACTCCTTACTTGCTATGCTTACCTTGATGGAAAATCAAGATGTTGAGTTTGGTGATAAGAGTTTAATTGTGTCTAGTGATAAAGGTAAGTTTGAATACTTTTATTCTAATATGGATATTGTAACTGCTGCACCTTCGGGTGAGATCGAGCACGTGGATGTTTATAAGTTTAAGCTTATGGCCGAAGATGTACAGATGATTATGAAAGCAGCTGCTATTACCGGTGCACCTACCGTGTCTGTTACAAATAAGAATCAAAATGTAACCCTATCTGTTTCTGACCGCAAGAACGATACTGCGTCTAATTTTAAAAAGGCGATAGGAACTGCGTTTGATAATTTTGACGTGTTTATTGCGGTAGAAAATTTGAAGGTTGTACCTGATGCATATGAAGTGTCTGTAGCTAAAACACCAAACGGTAAGGCAAAATTTTTACATTTTAGACATGAGTCTAAACAACTCCAGTACTGGATTGCATGTGAGCCTGGTTCCGTGCTTTGATAATTTAAGGTTATATTATGAGCGAACATTTTCTTTGGGTGGAGAAATACCGCCCTAAAACTATTGATGATTGTATTCTTCCTAAAGAACAAAAAGACTATTTTAAGAATCTAGTTGCTAACGGTGAGATTCAGAACATGCTGCTGTGTGGTACAGCAGGAACCGGTAAAACCACGGTTGCGAGAGCACTCTGTGAACAACTTAACTCTGATTACATTATTATTAACGGTTCTGAAGAATCCGGTATCGATGTATTACGTACCAAGATCAAACAATTTGCATCCACCGTATCATTTACCGGGAATACGAAAGTTGTAATTCTTGATGAAGCTGATTACCTCAATCCTAACTCTACTCAGCCTGCTCTTCGTGGGTTTATTGAAGAGTTTGCAAATAATTGCAGATTTATCTTCACCTGTAACTTTAAAAACCGAATCATTCAACCGCTACATTCCCGTTGTGCGGTAGTAGAATTTAAAATACCTAATCAGGAAAAACCTAAGCTAGCGGCGCAATTCTTTAAACGGTTAGCTGATATCATGTCTTTCGAGTCGATTAAGTTCGACCCTAAAGTCATGGCAAAGGTTGTTGAAAAGCATTTTCCTGATTTTCGAAGAACTTTAAATGAGCTTCAAAGATATGCTCAATCAGGTAAGATTGATGAAGGTATTCTAATTAATCTTTCTGAGGCTAACATGAACGAATTGGTTAGTTCTCTGAAAGAAAAAGATTGGAAAAAAATGCGTACCTGGGTGGTTAATAACTTGGATAACGACCCCACATCATTGTTCCGTAAAATATATGACACTATGGTGCCCTTAACTAATCAAGTACCTCAGCTTGTTCTCACCATCGCTGATTATCAGTATAAGTCAGCTTTTGTTTCCGATCAAGAGATTAATCTCGTAGCTTGCCTAACCGAAATTATGGCCTCTGTGGAGTTAAAATGAAATTACTAAGTACATATTTTTCAGACGATCAAATGCGTACAGCCTGGGTGTTTTATAAGGGTGAAGAATTCATGGTAGAAGTCCTTGATAGTATTACCCATAAAGAGCAGAAATATTTTTTTAATAGTGAACAAGAAGCAGAAGATTTTGCAGAAGAATGGGTGTTATGATTCTAGATTTATTTAAACCTACATTTGATTGGATTCGTGATGATTTTAAATCTCACCCTTTTCGCTTTTTCATCGAGCTTTTCGCTTGGGCTATTAGCATCGGTTGCTCCATTACTATGGCAGCAACAGTCCCTAATCCGCCTTTGATTATCTTGTATCCTATTTGGATTACTGGCTGTGCTATGTACGCTTGGGCTGCTTATACTAGGAAATCTTTTGGCATGCTGGTTAATTACCTCTTGCTAACCGCAATTGATACAGTTGGCTTAGTTAGAATGCTATGGACATAAACAATATATTTGAGCAGCAAGAAGAAATTAAATTAAAGGAAAAATATAAAGAGCCTTCTATCTCCCCGTTTGATTTTATTAATTCTATTAATTTTTCTAAAGAAGACCTTATTGTAGATGATTGGTCGGAAAAACAGTATGTACCTTATCTGGTAAACCGCGGGCTTTCTTTTGGTTCAGATACGGTAATTCCGGCAAATGAGATGAATTCGAGACCCCACCTCGATAAAAAGTTACAGTTTCATTTTCTTATAAATACTGTGAGGCCCAGAAAACGTTACAATAAATGGGTTAAAGCCGAAAAAGTTGAAGCGATAGAATTGATAAAAACCTATTATGGATATAGCACAGAAAAGGCCCGTCAAGCGCTATCTATTCTCACCTCGGAACAAATTGATCACATAAAACTAAAATTACAAAAAGGTGGGTTATAATGTCTGATGAGTATTTCAAAATTTACTACCCTGGATACGTTCCGTTAGAAGTTACATTAGTTCAGCCGGATGATTTTTTAAAAGTTAGGGAAACCTTAACGAGAATAGGTGTAGCCTCTAGAAAAGATAAAATTCTTTATCAATCTTGCCATATTTTACATAAGCAAGGTCACTATTATATTGTTCATTTTAAAGAGCTGTTTGCCCTAGATGGTAAGCAGGCCAACATTACTGATAACGATATTCAAAGACGTAATACTATTGCTAAGTTACTTTCAGATTGGGGTCTAGTAAAAATACTAGATCAAGCTATTATTTCCGATAAAGCACCTCTTTCTCAAATTAAAGTAATCGCTTTTAAAGATAAAGATGTGTGGGATTTACAAGCAAAATATAATATTGGTAAAAAACGTGTTGATTTTTATGACTGATAGCATATATAATAATTAAACACGTCGGGAGACGTTGTTTATTCCGGGATGGGACAGGCTGGCATCCTGTAAATCTGCCTTTACTGCTATGCCTTCGGGGTAGCTAATTTTAACTCGCTTAATAAGGAGAATCTTATGATTCAATTTGCTAATATCGCTATCGACGCCATTCAGAGCGCCAAAACAAACTTCGTTAAAACTTTTGTTACAAACGAAGAACTCAAAAAACCTCTTCAGACCTATATTGACGCCCAGGCCGCTTTTTTAAAAAAAGTAGCGCAGGAAACCAATACATTCTTTACAACACTTGGCACGGCGGCATATAATTTTGATGCAGCTAAAGCTTTTACTGTTAAGTAATTGGAGAGCGACATGGGAAATACTCTTACACTAGGTAACCTGGCCTTTGGTCCTCAATTTAAGGACATGGATAAGTTTTTTGTAGGTTTTGACGATACATTTAATCGTATTGCTAAAATTCATGACGACCTTACAAAAAATATTCCTAATTACCCACCTTACAATATTAAGAAAACCGGGGAGAATACCTACGTCATTGAACTTGCGGTAGCAGGGTTTGCTAAGCAAGACATTGAAATTGAACTTGCTGATGGTAAAATGGTTATTAAGGGTAATGTTCAGTCTCAAGAAGCCGAGGAAAATTTCTTATTCAAAGGAATCGCCAACCGCGCCTTTACACGTACATTTGCACTAGATGATCAAATTGAAGTAAAGGATGCTGAAATGTTTAATGGTATGCTCAAAGTATTTTTAGAGCGTATTATTCCAGAACATAAAAAGCCAAAGAAGATTGATGTTAAAGATATTTCGGTTGGTAAGGGTAAGAAATCTAAGCCCGAGCTTCTTCTAGAAGACCCAGAAGGCTGCGATCTGTAGCCTAAGCCGGCCTTAGAGCCGGCTTTTTAATTAAAACAAAATGCTTAAACATATTAAATTAATACTTTCTGGTATATTAGAAGGTATTGTAGAAGCCCGTAAGTACAGAGCTAATCAATATAATAAAAGAATATGAAACTAGTTTCTCTTTTTCCCGTAAAGCGTGGAGATTGGGTTATTAAAGCTAGTGGCTTTGACGATCAGATATTGATTTTTCTTTGGAATGAGGTTATAATGGAATCTATCACCGCTATCTTTTATAGTGAAGAAGCGGCATATAATTTTATTAAAAGAACCTGTAATGACTATTCAAATTTTAAAACTGACTACCGGTGAAGAACTTATCGGGGATGTTACATCCAAGGGTAATTATGAGATTAAACATATGAGATTAAACAGCCCTGCGCTCTATAGATGGCTGTATCCCGTAGTGACGGTACACCCTCAATGTGCATGATACCCCATGCGTTTTATGTTGAGGGTCATACGGTTTTAATTCCTAAAGAGTTAGTTGTTTGGGAAGCAAACCCCGTTGATGAAGTCTATAACCAATACAATAGAATTTTTGGTTCAGGTATTCAGTTAGCAGGGGTGTAAATGGCGGAACATTGAAACGGTGGTAATGGTGGTAAAGGCTCAAAGCCAAGACTGTACTCTGTATCGCAGGATGAATTTGCTAGTAACTGGAATAGAATTTTTAGTAAGAAAAATGAAAAAGCCTCATGTGAAACCGATCAAGCTAATCAATCCTCTGAACAGGGAGGAGTGGGTGTGTCTGGATTACAGCAAGATTCGCTCAGTTGATGGTATAGATTATATTTTTGTTTGTAAACCAGAAAATGTTGCGCGTCAATTTCTAATGAGAAAAGATGCTCTCCGTAAAGCGGGGTCCTTTAATGAGATATATTAACTTAGATATGGACGGTGTTGTTGCCGACTTTAATGCTTGGTGCAGCGAGCTACTAGGTCGCCCCATCAGCTGGGAAGGTAGAGATCTTTCTGATGAGGAGTGGAAAATTCTTGCAAGTCAAGATAGTGTGTACGGTAAGCTTCCACTAATTACCGAATCAGTTGAGTTGGTGCTAATGGCTAAAAAAGCAGCTCGCGACTTTGACCTGGGTCTTCGTTTCCTTACTGCTATTCCTTGGCGAACTACTATGCCTGAAGCTGAGCAAGACAAGCGGGATTGGATAGAGCATTACTTTCCGGGTATTCCTGTTGAGATTGGTCCTTACAGCAAAGACAAACAAAACTGGTGTAAGCCTTTAGATATTTTAGTGGATGATAAAAAAGAAAACGCAATGCAATGGCTCAGTAAGGGTGGTATTTCTGTTTATCACACTGGTAACTGGGAAGCAACACTTGCTAATTTTGAAAAAGCCATTAAAATGGATCATGCAGCGTGTTTAGGAGCGACCGGTAAATATTATTGAGGGCTTTAAGATTGAGTAATATTCTAGTTATAACCCCTACTACCGGTTCTAATGAACTGGTTGATGCAATTCATTCAGTCCGTGATCAAACAATTGAGGTAGATCATCTTATTG